GCTCCTAATTTTGCAAAATGTGCCATAATGTTTCTCCTTATATATTAATTTTAATTATCATTCAACTACTGAAATTTATACCTTATCATTACTACACCTGAACCGCCGTTAGCATTATCACCACCACCGCCTCCTCCAGTATTTGTAGTACCATTACCAGAGCTTCCGCCTCCGCCTGCTCCACCAGCACCTCCTGAACCACCTCCACCACCAGCAAAATATCTTAAAGCTCCATCTGGACCTGGAGTTCCAACACCTGGTGCTGGATTAATTCCTGTTCCTGCTCCTGCTCCACCAAATGCAGTAGTTCCTTCAGGTGGGCTGCAATAACCAGAACCACCAACTCCAGTTGCTCCACCTCCACCAGAACGTACAAATTGTGGACTAGTTGCTATTCCAGCAGGATTTCCTTGAGGAGGAGTTACTGGAGGTTGGTTACCTGTACCAGCAACCTTTGTAAAACCTGGTACACCACTTCCAACACCTCCACCTGAACCACCAGGATCACCATTGTATGCACTTGGATTTCCACCACCACTTGTTCCACCTCCTGCTGATGTAATTCCTAAAGCAGTTGAATTTACGCCAGGAGTACCTTTAACTGGATTACTATTGTGTCCGCCACCATTAGTTCCACCAGCTCCTATTGTGATTGGATAACCTTGTACTGAAACTGGTATAGACGAAACGCACGCACCTAAAGGAGATGACGTATAACCACATCCTGCAGATTCTCTAAAACCTCCTGCTCCACCACCACCTGCATAAGTAAATCCTGTTGAACCACCACCAGCTACTACCATATAATCTACTGAATTTGATCCATCAGCGTTTCCTACTGAACAAACAGTAAATGTGCCTGGTCCTGTAAATGTATGAACTTTATAATTTGTACATACTGTTGTAATTGTACCACCTGATGCTGTAATAAATTCTGGAAAGGCCACATCTGATGCCTGTGCTGAATCTGTAATAAGCCATCCTTTTGTAGCATCAACAAAAATTAAAGTTGCAGCTATGCCTTCTATTGTTAATTTAGCATCTTCAGCATTTCCCTGTATATTTGATCCATTTCTGCCTAACGTTACATTATTTGTATCGAATGTATTTGCATAATCTTTTATTGCTACGACTGCTCCAGCACTTGGTGATGATGGCAGTGTAACCGTAATTGTTCCACTTGTTGTATTTACAAAATATCCTTCACCTGCAACTGCTGTAAAGTCTCCTGTTTTAACTGTTGTGCTCCAAGAAACAGCACCTGTTGGTCCAAAGTTTGTCGCCGTTCCTTGGTTATTAATTGTTGCACCACTAGGAATTGTGAACGTATCACCACTATCACCTAGGGTTACTGTTGTGCCTGATCTTGGACTAATTTTATTTACTTTTATTTCACTCATAATTTACCTATTGAAATTTATATCTTAATATTACTACTCCTGAACCACCTAATGCGTTACCACCACCTCCACCGCCGGTGTTTGCTGTTCCTGCCACTCCAGAAGCGCCACCACCACCTGCACCACCTGGTGCTGGACTAGCATTATTTTCACCACCTCCACCACCTGCTCTTGTTGTTGGAGTTCCATTAATTGAAGAAGTTGCGCCACCGCCGCCTGCACCCGTTGCAGCAGAACCACTTCCTGCACTACCAGCAATAATTGCGCCACCACCGCCACCTCCGCCGAATCCAGGACCTGAAAGATTTCCAGCACCACCGTTAGTTCCTTGAACTGGATTAACAGGAGGTTGATTTCCACTTCCAGCAGAACCGCCTCCATTTGATCCACCGCCTCCGGAACCACCTGGATTTCCATTTTCAGATGGAGTTGGTTGTTGACCAGCACCGTAACCACCACCTGCTGATGTTATACTTGAAAAAGTTGAAAGTCCACCATTTGCGAGATTAGCACCACCAGCTCCTACAGTAATAGGAAAAGCTGTTGCTGTAACTGTTAAAGCCACTGCAGGAGCAGCTCCTCTAGGAGATACTGAATAACATCCTGTTGCACTTCCAGGAGATTCTCTATAACCTCCAGCTCCACCACCTCCAGCATTAGGAGCTGATGCTTGACCAGAACCACCACCTGCTATTACTAAATAATCTACTTTGTTTCTGGTAGCACAAACATCTGATGTTGCTGCTACACAAAAAGTTCCTGGACCTGTAAATGTATGAATTTTAAAATCTCCAGATGTTGTTATTGTTCCACCTGTTGCTGACATAAATTCAACTTGTCCTGTTTCTGTATCTTCTGCGTTTTGAACATTGACCCAACCTTTTGTTGCATCTACATAGACAAAAGTTGCAGCCTGACCATTTACATTTAATTTTGCATCTTGTGCAACTCCACCAATTTTTTCTGAACCATTTGGACTGATAGTTAAATTGTATGTTGCAAAATTTCTTGCATAATCAGAAAAAGCAACAATGGCTCCTGCTGATCCTGCGGGTAAGTTTGCTGTGATTGCACTACCTGAATTTATAAAATATCCTTCACCATCTGCAGCAGTAAAAGTTGCTGTTTTTGGAGTTGTTTGCCAATTGACTGAACCTGATCTACCAAAACCTGATTGTGATGCACCTGATGCTAAATTAATTGTATCACCACTTGCTCCAAGTGTAATTGTCGTACCACATTTGTTGATGATGTTTGAATCATCTGAAACTTTATTTATATTATCTACTTTAATTTTACTTGTCATAATTATTGAAATTTGTACCTTATTATTACTATACCTGATCCACCATTTCCTGCAGATGGATTGCTAAAAGCACCTCCTCCACCACCACCTGTGTTTGTTGTTCCTGATGTTCCTGATGATGATGAACCACCGTCTCCTCCTCCACCTGGACCTCCAGAACCATTACCTGTACCGCCACCACCTGCTCTTGTTGTTGGAGTTCCATTAATACTTGAAGTTGTACCTGCTCCACCATCTCCACCACCTGTGTTTCCTGGGCTACCTTGTTGACCTACTGCTCCGGCTCCACCTGCGCCACCGCCACCTTGATCGGGTCCACCTGGGACATTAGGACAACTCAATCCTCCACTATTTCCTTGAGGAGGACTAACTGGAGGGGTATTACCTGTACCACCAGCAATATTATAAGATCCACCACCTCCGCCACCACCTGAACCACCTGGTCCTCCTACTCTACAAGAAGGATTTGCATTTCCAAAACCACCACCTGTTGATGTAATTGTTGTAGTTCCTGCAAAAACAGAATCAGAACCTTTATTACCTGGACTATTAGCACCACCATTTGATCCTCCACCTCCGACTGTAACTGGATAACCGGTTGCTGTAACTGGTAAAGCAGCTGCGGGTGAAGCTCCTAAAGGAGACGCTGGATAACTTGAAGCTACTCCTGGAGATTCTCTATAACCTCCAGCACCACCTCCAGATCCATTATTACTAGAAGGATTAAAAGCTCCTCCACCTCCCCCACCTGCTACTACCATATAATCTATTGTATTTGAACCTAATGCATTACCTGCACAAGAAACTGTAAATGTTCCTGGCCCTGTAAATGTATGAACTTTATAATTTGTACAGACAGTTGTAACTGTTCCGCCCGTTGCTGCTATAAATGCTGGAGCTTGACCTGCAGAAGTATCTGTTGATTCATTTATTACTAACCAACCTTGCGTTCCATCTACATAAACAAAAGTTAATGCAGTACCATTTGTAGAAACTGTTAAATCAGCAGCTGATGCACCACCAATTTTAGAACCATTTCTACCAACTGTTAAATTATTTGTTGCAAAAGTATAAAGATAGTCTTTAACACTAACTATATTACCTGCACTTGGAGAAGCAGGTAAATTCATTGTAACAGCTCCACCTGTAGTATTAACAAAATAACCTTCGCCATTTGCTGCTGTAAATGTAGCTGTTTTAATACTTCCTGTTTGCCAATCAACAGTTCCAGTTCTACCGAATCCTGTTTGAGAAGCACCACTAGCTAAATTAATTGTATCACCTGAAGCACCAAGTGTAATTGAAGTTCCACTTTGATTAATTATATTACCACCATCAGATGCTTTGTAATCATTTGAACGAATATCATTTCCTTCAATTTTTACATTTTTACCTGACGATCCTACGGTGATTGTACTACCGCATTGTGCATCAACTGTGTTTACTTCTATCTTTGACATTATACTATTACTAAAGTCCCTGTTACTGTTATTGTACCAGGTATAGTAATAGGTCCTGCAA